ACAGGGTCTCCGCTTAGTTTCTCTTTGTTCGCATCCGCGTCTTTTTGACGGCGCGGCATAGATCGATCCAGGCCCATCACCGCGCACCATAGGGGGCGGCAGAGCGGGAGGAGTCCCTGCCGTACAGCGGTGCGGGTGCGGGCAGTGGGGAAATCATTGGGGAAAAGGAGTTTCTGTATCGGACGGCCCATAGGCCCTGGCTGGTCCGTCAGGGCCTTGTTGGTGGCGGGATCGAGGACGGTGGTGGAGAGCAGCAGTTCCAAGTCCCCGTGGAGGGTGGCCGCACCGGGGACGCGTACGTCCGTCAGTCCACTGCGGGTGTCGTAGGAGACGTAGGTGGGCCACCGTTCGCGGTTGACGAAGCTGTCGGTGAACTGGTAGTAGGTCAGTCCCTCATGGCGGCGGGCCGCATCGACCAGCCCCGCCGGTTCGGCGGGCATATAGGTCATATGGGCGAGGTATCGGTCCTTATACTCCACCGCCTTGTCAAAGAGGTCCGCCGGTGTGCGCGGTTCCGCCTCATCGAGCACCACATAGAGTCGTTCGGGACGCCTTTTGTTGTCGGGGTGCCAGTAGGTGCGTTCGCCCACCACCACCACAAAGGCGGTGCCCTCTTCGATGCCCAGGCCGATGACAATGCGGGAGAGCTCATACCTAAAGATCTCGCCGTCCGTGCGGTTCTGTTGCCGGTCATCGTCTTCCAGATGGTAAACGACCTCTATCTGCCCGTTGCGCTCTTGCGAGACCAAGTGATACACTACGGCACCCCCACCAAGGATCGTGAATGGTTCTCTTCGTTGTATACGGGGTGGTTGAGGTACCCCACATCCGCCGTAGCACCCGATAACGCCATCGCAATAGCGACCACGGCGTCGATCTGTCGCGACTGACGGCGTTTGATGATGCGCCACCCGCGTTCGGTGTTTTGTGCCGCCGCCCAAGAGAAGTGCGACCGTAGGATGGAGTCGTTATAGAGCAGCAGGGTGCCGTTTTTGATGTGGGCATCGAGCGTATTGGCGAATTCGACCATTTCGGTCTGCTGGTTGACCTCCCGCACCAACCGATCATACCCCGCATCCGCTAATCGTTGCGCCTCCGAGGCAAACTGGTAGGGATCGTACTGTATCTGGGCGATCCGCTCCGTTTCGAGCAGTTTGATGAGTAGTTCCACCACCGTCTTGTGGATATTGACCGGCGGGGTGAAGATCTTGCACCCCCAGAGGTGATACTGGTTGCGAAAGGGGTGCTTATAGACCGCCGCCACGGCCGAGGTGTCCCTTTTGGTGGCGATATCAACGCCTATATGAAGGATCGGGTCTTCGATTAGCACTTGATGCCTCTATTTTTACTCACAATGCCAACTCCATCTGTGCTTCTTCGTCGGCCAGTTGCCGCAGGGCCACATCGCAGACCTCTTGCAGTTCAGCCGCACGAATTCGTACGTATGCTCCCGATTCGGTATACGTACATCCGCAACTAATAGCCCTCTTGCGTATAGCTTCGACCTCCTTGCGGTTCATTGCGGAAACTCCGCCATCGGATACAATGCCTCTTGCGGCACGAAAAAGGCCGGACGGCCCGTGTCGGTGCGCCAGTGCTTCAGGTGCTTGCCCTCGAACCCCTGTGTCCAGCCCCGTATTTCGTATTCGGGGGCTAACCCGGTAACCAGCAAGAAAATATCCTCATTCAGATCCGTTTTATGGAGGATGAGGCACCCATCGGGGTAGTGGGTGGTGCGTACCTGATGCTTGCCCACGTCCTTGGCCTTGAAGTCCCCCAAGCTGCCGGACCAGTAGATGCCCAACGCCTTCGCCACCGCCGCCTCGCCACATGCCCCCTCTATACTGAGCGACCAACCGACTGAAGCATCGGCCCCATGGCGATGGGTGCGCCCATCGCGCAGGTTGGTGCATTGCCGCATACACCCCACATTCGCCGCCTGATACAGTTCAGAGGGGGTCAGATGCACCTTCATCGGATGATCATCCTCCCCCGCGTAGTCATATCGCGGGCCAGGGGTCCGTAGTCAGGATGGGTGAGGAGGTTTTCCAGTTCGACGCGTTCGAGGTGCCGGTCATGGGCACCCACCGTCCCATGATCGGTGGTGTTGACGAGCGACAGAGGGTAGTCATGCTGCTGGAAATGCAGCAGACCGTCGAATTCGGGCAGTGCCATCCATACACTCGCCTTGACCACCGGATTCGGGCTGGCAACGAAGGGGTATCTGGGCTTGCTTTCGACGCGGATGATCTGCTCCGGTATCGCCTCACCAAAGCTATCGTTGCCCCGCACTAAGTAGAAGGCACCTATTTCGACCTGTGCGGTCCGTTCGGGACCAAAACGAGCCACCTGTATTGCCGCCGTCATTGCGCGTCCTTTATCCTTGTGCCCAGCCAGTAGGCGATCTGCGGTACGATGGCATTGCCTATTCCTCTAAGACGGTCCACTCGCTTGGATACCCCATGAGCCACTCTACCCACGTCGGGTTCAGCGACCCACCCTGAGTGGTGCCATCTGGTTCGCTCGTAAACACCCGCATCGGCAGTCGATCCGTCCGGTCCCGATGCGACCCGTCCGGGTTCGTCGCTGTGGGAGACATCCCCGGCGTGTCCTTCCAATCGCGGGCCGATGGTGTGGGCCAATTCTTCTGCGGGCTCTGAGACATTGAGTCCTGTATCGCCGCGCCGATGTTCCACCCGTGGGTGCCGTCCACATGAGACGGGGCTACTTGCTCCCCGCCTGTCATCGCCGTGGGGGTGGGCCAATTCCTTACTTGATCTTGCAGATTGAGAGTCTTCCCTTTGCGTTCTTCCATCGTGGATGCGTTCTTCCAACAATGTGCATGAGGCGTCCTCCATTGCGTCTGCTCCGCCTTCGCCACCTTGACCCGCAGCGACTCCTTGGTGCCGGTATGATCCGTTTCCATTTCCCAATCCGTCACCGTCCCGTGCTTCGCCTCTTGCGCCAGCGGGGTAGGCCACTGCACCGCCTGTTCCAGCCCCCGTTGCATGATCTGTCCCGTCTGCTTGTTGTAGAAGCGTTGATGGAAGTGCGCCGGTGGGTTGCCGTCCTTGTCCACTACCTCTACGTACTTCCACCCCGCATTCTGAGCCGCAGGGGTAGGCCACAATCCAGAGGCGTTGGCGGAGGTGGGGTGCTCCGACATCGTTAGCGGATATAACACCCCATTCCGCATCATACCCGATTTCGGAAAGCGATCCGAGAACTCGATCGAATCCCCGAATAAAGAGGTTTGGGACGTTCTCCACGATGACGTATGGGGGTCGTAACTCGCCCACGATGCGCCGCATGTCCCACCAAAGACTTGAGCGTTCACCATCTAAGCCCGCCTGTCTGCCCGCAAGACTGATGTCCTGACAGGGAAAGCCGCCGCAGATCACATCGACGGGTTCGAGGTTGTGGAGTCCGCAGTCGCGCACATCCGTGAAACGCGCCACATCGGGCCAATGCTTCGCCAGCACCTTGCGGCACCATTCGTCCTGCTCTACCTGCCAAGCGATGTCGTAACCCGCCCAGGCAAGACCAAGGTCGAAACCGCCGATACCGGCGAACAGGGAACCGACCCTCATACAAGCAGCCCCTCCATCCGATTGCTCAACCCCTCCGCCTCACCCCGCGCCACCAGCCCATCGTAGAGCTCCATATCGATATAACTCTCCAGCCCCGTAGTCCAGCGGTTCTCCCAGATGCGGAGGTACTCCGATGCGCGGCCCTTGAGTGCGGGGTCCGACTTGGCCTGTTCCAGAAACTGCGGGGTATGCCACGGCATCCTCGCCTCATGGTCCCAGTAGACGCACGTCTTATCCTTTATATAGAGGGGCAGGTTCTCCATATGGCGCACCCGTTCGCCCTTGGGCTCTCCGTTCTCATCCGGCTGGACGATCTCTTCGTAGATGTTCCACAAGAGTTCACTCTCGCCATACCACCCCGCATAGGTCACGATGAAGCGGATCGACTCGGTCAAGCCGCCCACCCCACGGGGCAGGGGCTGCATTTCCGTCCATAACTTCCACGCGTTCTCATGGCGATACCCCCATAACTCATCCCATACCGTCAACGACTGCATACCGCCCGCCTCACCATACGGATCACAGGGAATCGCGAGGATACGCGCCCCGTTGGCTAAGTGGATCTGCGTGTTGCCGTCCCTGTCGCGCTTCGCCACCACCTTGCGGTAGTCATCCGCGATCTCCTCGTTATAGCGGTCCTCGTTCTCTTTGCGAAGCGTCTTGAGCGATCCCACCACCCTCGTAAACGCCCGCTCCTGGGCTTGCGCCAAGTCATTGGCAATACTGTAACAATCGCCCCCGTAGCACTTGGCCCACGCATACATCACCGCCCCGGCGATCTCCGTCTTACCGCTTTTCTTAGGACAGGAGTAGACGTAGGTGTTGTATCTTAGCCGCCCATTGATCGGCGTGAACCAGTGATTCAAGATCTTGCGCTGGTGATCCTCCAGGGCCAACGGCTTGCCCGTCTCCGGCACCAAGTACTCCTCCTCGATGATCTGCACCATCGTGCAGTCCTGTACCTTGGTGGACGGTCCCTTCTTGAAATACTTGCGTAACGACTTGTTGTCGCGAAAGACGCCGCGATGCTTGAACTCATCGCCCCGCTTGACCAACCGCGTCTTCTTCTTCTTCGCCTTGGCCTTGACCTCAACCACCATGGAGTGCCTCCAACTGACCGGCCAATGCATCCCCGTACAACACCTCGTCCGTCATTATTTCGGGGTCCACATCCAACGCATCGTGGTAGACACTGCCCTCGCGCAACCATGCCTCCGGGTCATACCCCTCGATGATGCGCTTGCACCGCGCATACAGACTGCCCCGCCCCACCACATCGCGGCACTTGCCCAGATTACGCATCAACCGGCCCTGCGGATTACGCAGACCAATGCGATGAATGAACCGCGCATCGTCCAACGCCTGGATAAGCACCGCCGCCGCCAGCCGCTTCATCGGCTCGGTACTCCGCATACCGTCTGCACTAGTGCGTAACGACAAGACACATCCCTCCCATTTATAAAAAAAGCCCCCTAGTGGTACAGCGGGCAGGAATGGGCCATGGTGGGAGAGTGGTTAAATAAAATTGAGTTATTTATATAAAGACTCGGCGGGCACCGATGCCTCAAGGCGCGAAGCGCACCACATTGCTGTGCGCCCGTCCACGCCGTGGATTTTATGATGCGGGGCGCAGCACCTTTGGCGAAGCGCAAGCCCGTGGTAGGGGAGGTAGGGTGGGGGGGGTACCGCGAAACCGCGACTGCTCCGATCATAGGCATCCTCAAACCCCCTTGTCAATAGGTTTTTTTGGCCGTAAAATGAGAGCATTTGTAACTCGCTGCACCACAACACCCTACAGGGACCACCTGACACATCACATCATGGGCAAATTGGAGAAATACGCGGCGACCTCCGTTGCTCGAACGTGCAGTTGGGCCAATCGAGGGGGACCGGCAATAACCCACTACAGAGGACCGCGAGCTCCTGGCGATAGGGCGATCTGGGCCGTGGTGGCTACTGGCGATTCCGAAAATGGGGCCCCGTATTCGAGCGCG